CCCACTACTTGTGACCTATAATCGTCAAAAGAGAGGTCGTAGCCTTCTATCACAACATCCAGATTAAGACGAGAATTGAGCCAATCTGAGATCTGATTGGTACAGAAGCTTAGGTAATCTGAGAGATCCTTTCCTCTGAGGAGACCAGAGAAGAATGCTACGGAGAGCATTAGATCTATACGGTTAGCTTTCCAGACAAAGAAGATGTCATCAGTTCGGAGGATTAGATGGTTAAAGTAAGTTCGAGAGAGGACACTTTTGCCTGACCCTCCTGGGCCATAGATGAGAATGGCTTCAGGTTGGATAGGGGTAGGTTCTGAAAGGTGAAAGATGAATCGCTTGGAGTCGTCAGGACTTGGTGAAGGACCCTTTAATTCGATATTCTTGAAATACTTACTAGCAATGTTTAAGAAAGTAGGCATTGAAGGGATGTAAATTCCTCTTGTTGTTAGTGCGTAGATTGGTACTTCAGAGGGATGAAGCCAGATGTCGCAGATTACTTGCTTGGCACAGCGAGAGAATTGAGCTAAGGTCTTATCAAGGCTGACGTAGTGAAGCATGGCTGAAGCGAGAATTATATCATAGTTTCCAGTCACCGTCTCAGCCTGTTCACAGCGGAAAGGAATACTAGGGTATAGTGATCTGGCAAATTTTACTGTGTCGTAGTTGATGTCTATGCCTTCAGCTATAGCACCGCGAAGAGAGGCGAGATAAGTCATCATGCCGTTATTGCAGCCGACATCGAGAAGTCGTTTGTCCTTGAGATCAACACCCTGAGTCATCAGATCGAATTTAGCTGTAGTGTCCATAGTCCCTTGAACCATGACTCCGTGATCTAGATATGTTTGACAAGGTATTAACATAAGTCCGTTTAATGATTAAACTAACTTGTCATTGACAAGTCTTTTGTGATAAGAGAAGTAACCACCTAAGACGACTCCCCAATACATTCCATAAGATACAAAACAGATCTTTCCACGTACTTTCATTGCTTCTAGAAAGACATCATTAGCTTGGGAGAACGTGGCTTGGGGAACGCTGTCGATTCGATAGAGGTAGTCATGAAGGACTGATTCGTAATGAGCTCTGTCACCGTAAAGATCGAAGATGAAGGGAACTCGAGGAACGCTAGCGAAGTCTGTTCTGAATCCAGCAGGGACTTCAAGATTACCAACGATGTCTGATTCATATTGGAGAGGTCTGAGAAGTTCCCAGAGACCATCTTCTACGCAGACACTGACTAGAGAGGAGTTGAATTTAGCCATTAGGCTCTCCCTTTCCATTCCATTGAGAAGTGATTGCCATCTTTTGATTTGAAGTCTCCTCCCCATCTATTGAGGGAATGAAGGGCCTTCCAAGCTACTCCAAGACGTCTGTAAGATTCTGAATCAGTGAGATATTTATCATCTTTGAAGAGACAGAAATCCTGAGCGAGACGAATGTAGTGGTTAGAGTTTTTCATATGCCCTTTTCCATCGTCATCGAAGGATTCACCAAAGGTTAATTCATAACCTTGTTCATAGGCCCAAATGATTAACTTGGCTATGTTAAGGCAGAAGAGCTGTTGTGCTTCCTGGAGCTTCATCTTTATTACCCTCTTTGATATCGATGACTTCTCCCATCTCAGCCGAAGCACGAGCTCCTCGGCGCTTGAACTCGGCAATTTCTTCAGCTGATAAGGTCATAGAGACGCTAGAGGTTTGGACTTTGGTTGGTGCTCTAAGACCGCTTAATTCAAGTAAGATTGTATCAGCTACGTCTTTGCGATCTTTCAACGTTGCCTCACCATTCTCATTGTCGAATATCTCATGGTAAGTTGCGAGGGCCTTTTCGGTTAATACTCGAATGGCCTCAGTAGTTACTTTTGCCTCTTCATCTCGACAGCCTCTAATCTCAGACAATTTCTTCTGACCTAGGTCACTGTTTAATGTTAAGGAGACACATACAGGAGTGATGCCTAAGATCTTGGCTATTTCAGTGTATTTAAATCCCCTCGCTGCAAGGTTGATGATCTCATGAGAGCGCTGCCAGAGCTGTTTGATGTTATAGGTGGACTTCTCTTCACCCTCAGGGACTCGACGCTGATCGACGTCTCTGAATTCAAACCCATAAAGTCCTAATCTTGTCTGAACACCTTCCATTGTAAGTACCTTATAAACCGCCAAAACAAGAAGGGGTATGATTATGTGGTAAGCTCTTACTTTTTATAATCCAGGTATGCCTATCACGCATAATCTTTCTTTGTTCTGATCTCATATTTACAGCCTGTTTATGCCTAGTAGCCCACCTACAGTTTTCTGGGCTGTATCCTTTATTAGGGTCTATACGATCAATAGATAAACCATCTGAAGGTTTACCCATATCTATAATAAACTGCTGGAAAGAAAACCACTTCTCACATATATCAATGCCTCTTGCTCCGTAATTAGGAAAGCTATTATTATTAGGATTATAACATCTATTGAACATACTAATCCATGTCCAATAGAGGGGATGATTAGTTAAGCCACCAGAAGATCTTCTCTTTAAAGCCTGCTGATATCTTATCTTAAGGAGCTCATCTCGAATATGTATATATTCTTCTATCTTCATGGGAATATGATAACATATGTGAATGTAAATGTCAAGGTTTATTTATGTACCATTGATGATAGGATATAAAACTATGATCGTTGATAAGATGGTTTAATCATTAAACCAACAATTGCCAAGCTACCCATTATCAACTTTAAAGATACATTAACTTGAGATTAAGTGGAGAAAGGCGCAAGCGCAGCGTTTTCCATCTTCGACCACGCCATGTATAGTAGTCTTAGGTCTCGGGGCGAGTAGCCCTAGGCCTCTCCATCTCTATCAACTAATTAATTTCTTAAAATTTTTATTATAGTGATCAACAATGTCCAATGTGGTACATAGTATAAAATTCCCAGCTAAAGTGTAAGTATACCAACCCGCGCGCTATACGGGACGTCCTCCCCCATCGACCCTCCATCGAATGATGGAGTGTAAGTCATTGAAATCGTTGATGAAAAATACCTATTGACATGGACACTGAATCATGTATAATGAGGCCACATTTGAATACACGCTCATTGACAACTGAATAAAGGAAAGCGCATGGCATGGTCTAACCATTCCAATATGAAAGGGGATAAGACCATGATCGACATGAATGAAATCATCTCCAATGTGACGTTGACAAAGGTTTGTTCTGTGAGTCCTGACAATGAGAGCAAAAAGGAAGGGATTCACAAGGTCATTAACGTCAAGGTGAAATTCGACGGTGCAACACTCCGTGGGGTGTTTGACAAGGCCGTTTCGTCATCTGTTATCTCATGGCAGAATGGCGTCGGACGGAAGGGATATGACAAGCTTGTGAACAACCAAGTCGTTGAAATCGCCTTCGTTGCACCGGCCTCAGCATCTCCAGTTGATCCAATGGAGTCCATCATCGCCTCAGCGAAGGCCTCTGGTCTAACAGTTGAACAGTATGTCATCGCCGAGTTGAAACGCCGCCAAGCGTAAACAAATCAACTACTTACAATACTATGCCATGCACTCTCAACCTCACACCCTAGCAAAAGGCTAGGGTTTTTTATTGCTTATGACCACCATTCTATGTCAACTAACTGGGGATTGCACAGTTGGATTAATGATTAAACTGACTATTGAGTGATGAGTGATGACCAATGTACATGAATATGACTTGCATTATGTTATATAGGTATGATATTGTATATTTACATGTTGATATTGTCACAATGTCATTCCTGTGTGTACTGTGTGATGATCCCAAAGGCCTGTTGGAAAACCCGTTAAACCAACTAAGGCCTTAGAAGAGGAGAGAGAGAAAAAAAATAAAGAAAGATGATCTCTTCTTCCTCATCATCTCAGATTGAAAAGTTGGTTTAATGGTTATTGGGGAAGGCTCTTGGGATTATCAGACAATACAGACATTAATGACAATAATGATATGTTGACAATAACGCAGCGCATTCAAACTAATGCTAAATCTAATTGAGAGGAGTAGTAATTATGAGAGACAGGTCCAGCTTGGAGGCAAGATTTAATAGGAGACAGAGGGCAAGAGAAGGGGCTTATAGAGAAGATTGTACTGATGGGCAGTATAGTGTTCTCAACCCTGTTACATTCAAAGGAGATGCGTTAGTACAAGTATGGATAGATTCGAGAGAGCTTGCAACTATTAGCAAGTGGTTAGATAAGACAGGTAACTATACAAGGTTTTTGAGTGAGGTGGTTAAGGAAGGGATACATATGGCTTGTGAAGACTTAGTTAGGAGCGGTGAGGTTGAATTAGTAGAAGACACTACAGAGGCAAGAGGCATGTTGGAGAGAAAGTATAAGATCAACCTTAACCCTAATGGAAGAGGAGAGAAAAACGTACTCCACAACATAATACTGTCGGAGAGGAAAAGATTGGAAGTGCCTGATGAGCTAAGAGAGTTACAAAAGAAGACAAAAGAGAATTATACTAAGATGGAGAAAGAGGGTGTGTTTAAGGGTGGGGGGAGTATTTTTGATGAACTAGTCGCATTAGAAAGAGGAGGCAACAATGCTAAGCCCATTGAAGACGAAGATGAGTAGGGGTGAACTAATTCAAAGGATGAAGGATATTGCGAAAGAGGAACAAGAACTATTGGAACGAGAGAAGAAAGCCAATGATGAGTTCTTAGCTAATGCTATGGCCAAAGCGAAGAAGGAATAGTTGGGTTAATGATTAAACGGTCTGGGCGTTGCCACGCCTTTGGTCAACAGAGCCATCAACGAGCTCATTGCCATCAAGATTGTCAACAACTGGTAATTTTATCAGGTGGTGAATCTTATTGACATCCATAATGAGATATGATAAAATGTAACCATAAGATGAAGATTAAATAAATCGGAGATGTTATGGCAAAGACTAAGTATTTAATAACTATTAATTGGCTCGGAGAGGTTCATTCATTCTATCGTCACGCAACCTCAGCCGACCAAGCCTTGCGTCATGCTATTCGTGAGTTAGCTCGAAAGGTCGGGTATACAACTAAGTATGTCCGAGATTATGTGATGGCTGATGCCAATGACAGATTTAAGGTGGAGGTGAAGTGATGAAGATCTATGCAGTATTTACTGATTATGGAGACGGACCTATAATTGAAGAGGATAAGATCTTCTTTAAGGAAGAAGATGCTTATTTGGCATTGTCAAGTTTAGACAATTATGACAAAGAGCATGCTGATGTTAAAGAACTGAGGATTAAATAAGCGTCGGTTCACCGCCTTTGGTTAACAGTTTATTTACATAGGAGGTAACTATGGAATTCTTCAAAGGAGCTTTAATCGCAACAGCGTTTGACATTGGAGTTGTTGCGATAGTTGTGATTGTGTGGAAGTGCGTTTAACGATTAAACCAACTCGATGAAAGGAGAAAGTAATGACACAAAGAATCGGAAATATTATAATTATTGAGCCTGAAGCTGAAGAAAAATGTGAGCTTTGCGGAGACATAGCAGAGCTCCGTCCTTACGGCCCTCATGGAGAAAGAATCTGTTACAAGTGTGGAATGAAGAATGAAGAACTAACAGACGCTATGATGAGGCATGTTTTATTCGACGGTCCTAAGCCATTAGTTATTTAGTGAAAGGAGTCTTGAACGATGGAGAAATGGAAAGTAGATGATGCGCGTAAGGAGGCTTCCGAGGCCTATATCAAAATGTCGTTGCTTAAAGATGCAGCGTTAAAGGCTGAGGCAGACTACCTCAAAAAACTCAACCGATTCAGATCCTACGACTACGAACTGGCCCAAACTGACGGGCGGCTTAAGAAGCTACCACCTCAAGGCGAACGAAAGACGAAAAAGCAACCTGAGCTCTCTCTTGATCAGCTCAGAGTCATCGCTGAGAAGCTCGGCTTCAACCCTCAACACGATTGAAGAGCCTGAGGAGACCAACGAGGAGATCATCGAAGCTATTATGGAGGGTAGTGATGAAGAGGTATAATTCAATAGACGCTATCGAGTTATTTACCACAGGGTTTATCACTGGCTTAGTCATAGGCTTTGTCATCGCTTGGTTAATCGTAGAGAACATGCCTCAGGTGTTCGTATGATAACTGTTGACATCGTCTCATTCAAAGATCGAAAGATAATCCCTATTCACGGTAAGGAAGGCTGGGATTATGTCTACATTCCTATGACTGAAGAGGAAAAGCAAAAGTATATGGGAGACAAGATCAAAGACCCTTGTTGGCGTATAGGGATTCAACCTAAAGAACACGCCGAGTTTGTTATTTAACTAAATCCTGACCTGGTCTTCGGATGAGGCAGGTGGATTGTATAAGGAGGTAGTAAAAATGAGTAATTTCAACTATTGTTACGATGAGTGTCCTTACAACCGCTGCCCTCGGAACTATTGGACTGAGGTTATCAACGCTAAGCCAAAGACCTTCTCCTCAGCAGTCAAAGGTAGTCTCGTAGGCCCTAAGTTTAAACTCTACTGCGAGCTCGGTTATTCTCAAACAGTTAATAGTCATAAGGCTTTAGTCAACTCCAAGAAGCAAGGATCAAGGATCTGTCCAAGATTAACAAAGCTATTTGCGAGAGGTTAGCCCAATGTCAGAGCCAAAGATAAGGAAAAAGCGTATTCCCTGGAAGGACCGTGAGCATCTATTCACTCCTCAAACAATAACCAAGTTAGAATTCATCTGTACACGCAGCTGTCCTTACCGTAGGCCGTTTGCAAAGTGTAGATCGAAAGCACTCAAACACGGCCCTGTGATCTGGATAGTGAAAGATGGTAAACCTGTTGAATTCAACAACTTAACAACGAAAGGAGATCAACAATGAGTGAAGATCAATGTATTAATGGCCAAGGTATTCGACTCGTGAAGCAGAGCGAAGGTGAGGAAGTTCCTCTTCTTCTCCCTTGGGAGATTGAAGGGGAGAAAGAGATGCTCAAAGGGACTGATCAAATATCTTACATACTTGAAGTAGAAGATGCCTTAAAAGACCTCCACGAACATGTCAAGACCTGCACGAACCCTGAATGTGCCGATCAGTGGGGTTTTGATGGGGTTATGTACTATCGTAATATCGCCTTCTCAATGCTCAAAGATGGAAAGACTGCGATGTACACGGCTATGTACGGCCTTATCTTCATCTACATTCTCGCTAAAGGTGATGAACCGAATTTTGTCAACGCTGTGTTTGCAGGCTTGGGAGTATCACTAATGGGACGCCTCAAGGGGAATTAAATGTACCAAAATAATCCTTGACATGGCCCACGTAGATATGGTATTATGTAACCATAATAAGAATAAGACAATCCCA